ATAGTAGGCGTACTTCCCTGCAACCCATTCACCCTTGTCCAAGGGTACACGAACCTTGTTCCCCGTTATCTCATCTATCTGGAAGATAAGCCCAGTCAATAAGACCTGTTGCAACACGGCTGAATATTTCTCGCAATCAATTCCGTTAACGGTCATGCCCTTTTTTTTGCCGAACCACGCAGGCATCTGCGCCGGCTCCGGGTCCCAAGTGTTGGCATTGTCAAAGAATGTAATACAGTTGTTTCCGTTGACTGAATCAATAA